GTGTATGGGCAATTGAGCAGTTAATTCGGTACGAGTCCTTTCTAGACCCTCGTATGTACGAGTGTGCAGACTATTATGCGTCTGCGTATGCTACTCAAGATACAAATTATCTATATACACTATGGGTTGAGTGGAAGATAGATAATCCCACTGACAATCCTCAGATAGTTAATCGTATGTAGAGTTATGTCCCAGAGATTCACAACACATTTAGAGGAAGATGATTTTGGAGATTTGATTCTCACAATTCCATATGAAGCATGTGAGGAACTGGGATGGGATGTTGGCACAGAGTTAGAGTATGATATTACAGAAGATGGTTCTGCATTTACATTGAGGAAAGCACAACAAAATGAATGAAGAAGATTTTTTAACAGAAGAACAGAAACAAGAAATTCAAAGATGGGAAGGTGTTTATACATCATTGAATACCATCAATGAATGTTTAGTTGCTGTTGGTAATAGACTTGAAGCAATTGAGAAATTTGTGAGTGAACTTCCAACTCCAGATAAAGTATTTTACAAACCAAAAGGTTATGATGATTATTTGAATATGAAACAAAACTATGATGAGTTGTATGGTCGCATCATCAAATTAGAGGAACGTATCGATGGGTTGCAAAACTAGAAACACAGATATTTGTAACATCTTTGGTGGTAGTGTAAATTCTGCACATTGTTCTCCATATGTTCCAGGTGAGGGTGTAACCTACGATTATGTGGAATACCCTGAGAATGAATCTCGTAATGGTAATTACAACATTCCTGGTAGGGATGATAATGCTGTAATGTATGGTTATTCAGAGGAATTTGTTAATACAGGAAGTGTTGGAGGGTCGGGTACAGCAGGTCAACCAACCTCAGCAAACTGTGGAAAACTTTCTCGGAGTTTGTGTTCTAATGCATTAGGTTCAGGAACAGTGTATCAGGATTATATTCCTGCATCATTATCTTTCGATTACAACTACTCTGACACCTTCTTTGCATACCTGTACGACACGTCAGACGACGCTGGGAACGTCGGTACGCCCTGTTACTATATCATCACTAGGGAAACTAGCGCAGACAGCACTTCAACGAACCCAGAGAGCACTCCTACGACGGATGTACAAACAGAATCCTCAAGAATGTGTTCCTTGCACAGCATTTTACTGTGATACCGCTTCCACAAATCTTAGATATACTGTTGAAGAAGATTTAACGGGCGACCCCGACTGTCCACATCCCACGTTATTTGGATTTGGATCCACTAGCAACAAGCTTGCTTTTACTTATGATGAATTATCTACAGAGTTACCTAATGGTGTAAATGACCTTTCTTTGTCATATGATGGGGTAACATACATTGATTCTTGGGATGGAAACCTAGAAGTTGGTATATCATACACTTCTTCTCAAAATCCTTGGCAAACTGGTGACGAAGGACTTGATGACTTTGTTATTTACGATTTAAATTCTAGTCAATCAGTTACTGGTTTTCGTATAAAAGTGCGAATTCGACCCATTTTTGATGATACAACTACTCCTGTTGTTTTTTCTGGCACTGAATGGATTGTTGAAGAGATTTTATCAAGCGGTACAGGGTATACTATTGGTGATGTTTTCTTATTGGAGTACGAACATACGCATCCAGACAACTCTACAACGAATTTGACAGTTAATTTGAAGATTGATGGTACTGGACCAGTGTCTGCTGTTGTATCATCGAGCGGATTTGACATCTTAAGGACTGGAGATACCATTAATGGGCATGTAATTACACATACTTTTCACACCAATATTGATAGTTTTCCGTATCATGTCCTTTACTTGGATGGTGATGGTGATGATTTTGTCAAAGAGACTCAATATACCTCTAATCGCAACCATGTCATTACCGCAAAAGCGGGTTTTGGCATTGTGGACCGCGCAATTTTGGTTGGACAATACCAATTTTTGAACAAATCTATCCAATATGCGATTGGTTCTATTAATAAAGACGCTCCAGACATCTATAACACGCTAATTCAACCAAATATTGACCTACAAATCACAAATGGTAGTGTTTCTGGATTCACAATTGTCGATGGAGGCAGCGGTTGGGACCAATTGGGGAGGATTCCTGAGTTATCAGTCACTTCTCCTACAATTGAAAGCGGAAAAACTGCAAAAGTTAAAGGAACTTTCCTTGGTGGAGAGTTAATTGACTTAGCAATTCTTGACCCAGGCAGCGGTTATGCGGAAAATGTTGGTAATACGGTGTATGTGAGTAATGTTCAACTGAATTCCAATGTTAGAGTTGCTAATGATGGGTATAGTCAAGATGCAATTGATGGATTTATTGCGGATATCAAGTCTATTCCTAAGACTGATGATGCATCTGTTACTCAAGATGAGATTAACTCATTTGAAGATACGTACAATTCTCAAAATAAATTCACTGATATCTCAGGAACAGTGCCTACAATTGAAATGAGAAAAGACCCGAAACGTAACAGAACGGGGCAAATAGGTCAATCTCAGTATTCTAGAAAATCAGTTGACCCCATATTTGAGGTTATGGAGCGTCAAGATAACTTAGACTATTTGAATGATGCACCACTTCCAAAAAATATAAAGAAGACGATTACCGATGAGAGAGAAAGAGATGTAGAAAAACGCAAGCAAGACCTTGAAGATATTATTCAAGACCAAATTCCAGAGTTTGTTAACAATCAAGAAACTTATATTGAGACTGTACAGGGGTCATTTGCAAATTTACCAAGGGCATCTACTTATACTAAGTACCATCTTAGGCAATATCGAGCGGATCCTGCTAAGGAAACCTCAATAAATATTACGTTATCATGTTCTCCCGTTGATGAGGGATGCCTTCATTTTGCATGTGCTCCCCCAGCAACTCCAGCTACTGCGACTGGTTCATCTACAACAGATGATGAAGAAGTCGATCCAGAAACCGAACTTCCGTATCAGACTACGACTAATACCACCACAGTTGCTACAGTCTCTCCTTTACTTGGTCCTGGTTGTCAATCTTGGAGTGTATCGGGAAGTATGAAAATGTATCACAATTTGAGTAGAGCTGCTCAAACTGTTTCTTTAGCAACCGAAAGATACGGAAACCCTTACTAATATGTTTGTTTTAGCACCTGGTCTTGGATGTGCTGCTCTCTTTCAGGGCGTAGATAGTGGACATGGCACTGGTCCTGGTGGTGTCTCTCATCACCCTGGTCTTGGCGGAGGAAATATTCCAGTTTGTCCTCATATCTCTTTAGATACAAGAGTTGTTCCTAAACCTCTAATTGCAGTTGATAAAGTTGCAGTATGGCCACCTATATCGCAGTTGCCATTAGGTGTTGCAAAGGCTGCTGCAAATCCTCAAGGAAAGGTAGTTATTAATGGTCAAGTTCCTATTGTAGACCAAGACATTCTTACTCCACATCCAACCCCCACTCAATTTACAACTACATCAACTGGAGATAAATGTTTAGTGACCTTGCCAACTCCAGCATATTGGTGTACTATAGGTACTGTAGCAGGCAGAGAGGCACCAACTGGTCATGCTAGGAAAGCAATTGCGACTAGCAAAACGGTCTTTATTAATAAAGTTCGTGCTTGTAGATTTGGTGACCCTCTGGGTGATGGAACTCCAGCATTCCCTTGCCTGTCTGTAATTACTGGTTCTAGTCCTAACGTTATTATTGGTATCTAATTATGGCAAAAGCAAAAGTCGGTCTTGTAAAATCAAATTACATTGAAGGCGCTCCTAAGAAGACTCGTCAAGGGCGTTCTAAAAACACTCACCTTGGAGCATCTTCTCGTAACGGTCGTAAGAAGCGTTATCGTGGTCAAGGTCGATAAATAATAATCAGGGATAGCAACCCCTCTAAAAGTTCTGGTCCACCAGTACTTCGGAGATATGGCAAACCATCCCGTTCCTGATAATGTACCCGAAATAATGAAAAAAGAATTTGGTACGTCTGTACTAATTACAGATCCTCGTTCCGATGCTTATTTGAATCGTGTTAAACAAAATGTCCCACCTAAAGATAGAAATTCTAGATGGTGTGGCGGTAAAGGAGGATTTGACGATTACGTAGAAAGATGGCACTAAAAAAAGTCACTGGTAAACAATTTACGAAATCTCGTTCTTTTAAAGATTTCAGCATAGGTATGGAAAGAAATCCATTTACTGATGATGCTGCAGTGGTACAAAATGATAGTTCTATAAAACAGGCAGTTAAAAATTTAGTTTTAACTTCTCCTGGAGAAAAACCATTTCAACCTTTAGTAGGGTCCAAGGTATCCAGACTTTTGTTTGAACCTTTGGACCCTTTTACTGCAGATACGATTAAGGAAGAAATCATAAATACCATTAACCAATATGAACCTAGAGTTCAGTTAACTGAAGTTCTAGTCACACCAATTTATGAAGGTAACAAACTCAATGTTTCTATAGAATACAGAATTGTCGGGTTACCTATTGTGGAAACAATCTCATTTGTTTTACAGAGACCTGAGTAATGCAACCTACAAACCTAACTGCTCTAGATTTTGAAGATATTAAATCTTCCATTAAGTCGTATCTAAGAACTCGCACAGAGTTTACAGATTATGACTTTGAAGGTTCTTCATTGTCGTACCTTATTGATGTTTTAGCATATAACTCGTACTATAGTGCGTTTAATGCGAATATGGCATTGAATGAAGCATTTTTGCCATCTTCAACAGTAAGAGATAATGTCGTTGCTATTGCAAAACTGTTAAATTATGTTCCTCGTTCAGTTAAAGCATCTCAAGCATGTTTGAAATTAGAGGTTCAAACTTCTAATGAAACTGGAACTTATCCAAGCACAGCAACATTAAAAAAAGGTCCAGTTGCAACTGGTGGTAATTATGTTTGGAACATTCTCAGTGATAGAACAGTTGAGGTTAATGCTACAACTGGAGTAGCAACATTTGATAATGTTTTAGTTCGAGAAGGTAGTATCGTAACATTTTCTTACGTTGTATCTACTTTTGGAAAACAAGAATATAAAATTCCTTCCCCCGATGTTGATATTTCTACATTGGTTGTTAGAGTTAAAGCTAACGAATCCTCTACATCTTCAGACCTCTATACAAAAGTTGAAACCGTAACCAATTTATCTCCAACCAGTAGAGCATATTTTCTATCCGAGTCTGAGGATATGAGATATGAAATTAGGTTTGGTGATAATAGTGTTGGCAGAGAATTAACTGATGGCGAAGTTATTGAATTAGAATATCTTGTAACTGCTGGTTCTGAAGCAAATGGTGCAACTTCATTCTCTGCTATTGGTAGAATACTTGATAGTAATGGAAGAAGTTATTCTCCCACAACTGTACTTACAACTGTAAAAGAAAAGGGTTCTTTGGGATCTGCTGCAGAAACTATTGAATCTATTAAGTATAATGCCCCTCGTTATTACTCTGCTCAGTACCGAGCAGTTACTGCTCAAGATTATGCAATTATCACTAAGAATCTTTACCAAAATGCAGATTCTGTTGTGGCATATGGTGGAGATTCGTTGAATCCTCCCATTTATGGAAAAGTCTTTATTGCAATTAAAACAAAAACTGGCACAACTCTTAATGATGCCACTAAGAAAGAGATTCAAACAAATCTTCGTGCATATGCCATGGCGTCTATTGACCCATTAATTGTTGACCCCGATAATCTTTACATCTACTTGAAAGCATTTATTCTTTATGATAGTGGTTGCGGTTCAAATGCTACTGAAATCAAAACCGATGTACAGGCAGGAATTAAGTCTTGGGCAAATCAAACTCAAATTAATAATTTTAACTCGGTATTTAGATCTCAGCAGTTGGAGAAGGCGATTTCTTTGTCCAACAAGTGTGTTACTGACTCCTCGTTACAGGTTAGTTTGTTAAAGTATATCTATCCCAACACTGGTCAAACAAATACTTATTGTGTTAGTACTGGTTCTGACCTTTATGATAGTGCTCCTAGCGGTTCTGATACTAACTGTAAGAAAGAACCCGTTCTCTTATCTGGAACGTTTAGAACAGCAGATAGACCAGGTATTGACCAACAATTTGAAGATGATGGTTATGGTAATTTGAGAACGTTCTATAATACTGGTACTAAAAAGGTCTACACAAATAATACTGCAGGTACTGTTGATTATGGTACTGGTGAAATTTGTTTTGGTCCAGTCAACATTGTTGGTGCTGGCAGTAACCTTACTGCTTCGACAAACCTCACTATCACAGATAGTGTTACTGGAGTTGGAAGCGTAATTTCTACAGAACTTCTTCCAGTTGGACTTCAAATTCCTGTTACATTCATTCCTGCAAATAATACTACAATCCCAGCAGCAACTCCAGGAACGATTATTAACATCATTACACCTGAAGTTACTACAATCGCTGTTGGTCAGGGCAATCCTCCTCCAACAATACCTCTAAATAGTTTGACGCCAAACGTCTTTAATCAGACGCCAACACTGGTAGAAATTGACCCAATCGATACTACTGGTTCCGTTACCACTTCTAGTTGTTTTTAATTAGATGAATATCAATAAAGTTTCCCAGTCTATCAACGCACAGACTCCAGATTTTATCGAGTCAAACTATCCATTATTCAATAAATTTCTTGAGTACTACTATAGGTCTCAAGAAAAAACGGGATTGGGTCAAAATATTCTAAACAATTTTTTAGAATATCTTGATATTGACAAATTAGACATCAACATTCTTGATGGAGCATCAACTTTAGTAGAACCATTGACCATTGATGGTGATACGATTGTTGTAGAAAGTGTAGACACCTTTCTTGCCAACAACGGAACTATTTTAATTGGTGACGAGGTAATTTATTATGAAAATATTACCCCAGCACCAAACATTGCTCTTAGTCCTGGTATTTCCTATGAGCAAGTAAAATTAAAGTGGACTAGTCTTGCTAACCCAATCAACTCTTTTGATGGTAGCACTACTACTTTCTCTTTACTGTCGCAAGACACTCCGATTGCCCCTCCATCAGCGCAGCATCTTATTGTAAGTGTATATGGTGAAGTCTTAATTCCTGGAATTGACTACACTATTAGTGGTACTAATATTGTTTTTACGACAGCACCGAGGACAAAACTTCCTGCAGATGATGAAGTTGGGACTTTCATCACATTTTTGAGTGGTTTTATTGATAATGAAATTGTTGGTATTGACAACCTTTCTAATTCTTTTGGTGATGGAAAAACTGAATTTAAGATGACTCGAAATGGGATTTCTTATGAACCCATTGTAGACGAGTTTATTATTGCTGTTTATGATAACACACTGTTAGTTCCAAAAATTGATTTCTATATTGATAAGGATTTATTCATTTTCAAAACTGCTCCTACTAATGGAAGATTCCTTTCTTTATATTCTATAGAAGCACCAATTCCAAATTTTGGTTCTTCTGCCTCTGCATTTGCTCGTGTTGATGAAGATGGGGAAATCAGTAGCATTGTTGTAAGTGAATTTGGTGAGCAATATCGTTATGAGTATCCACCAAAGGTAACAATTCAATCTCTTAGCGGTCAAGGTGCCTCTGCAACTGCCCTTGTTAACGGTATTGAATCGGTAACTCTCTTAAATGGTGGACAAGGTTATAGCGCCACTAACCCCCCAACAGTTGTAATTGAACCTCCCACTGATTCAGGTTCGATTCCAGCGCAAATCAGTGCCACCGTTACTAACGGTAGTATCACTTCTCTTACAATTGTAAGTTCTGGTAGTGGATACACATTTATACCCAGAATTAGTTTTAGACAACCAGGTGGTGCAAAAATAAATCCTCCAACAATTGTTGGGGGGTCAATTAGTGGAAATGTTACTGTATCTGATACTGGATTTGGATACACAACAGCACCAGAGATTTATATTGATGAACCAACTGGTAATAATCCTATCAAAGCATCTCTAAGAGCTGTCCTAACAAATGGAGAAGTAACTTCTGTTCAAGTTTTAAATGCTGGTCAGGGATATCTAACAACTCCTAGAATCGCTGTAATTGACCCAGTAGGTGCTAGTGTACTAGAGACAACTGTAGACTCTAATGGAAGACTTGTTGGGATTGAGTTACTCAATGGAGGTAACGGGTACACAGACGTTCCATCTGTCTACATTGTAGATAACAGACCTAATGGTGGTACTGGAGCAACTGCATCTGCCTCTATCTTTAACGGTAGAATTACTGATATCAATATCACTAATTTTGGTAGCGGATATAGTGTTAGTCAACCGCCAACTGTTGTAATTCAGTCTCCTCCACAGGGTAAAGCATCTGCAACTGTTGGATTGAACAAAGTTACAGGATTCACAGTCAATGCAACAGGTTCTGGTTATAGCAAGGCTAAGTTTGAGGGTTGTGCAAGAGCTGCTAGTGGTATTGTTAATTACCTTGAAGATGGTAATGCTGTATTCTCTAATAATACTACAGCATCTACTGCTGCCATAGGAACTTCGGTAAAATGTTTGGATGCTCTTTTTGTTAAGAGACTTCTTGATAAGTACACTGAGCAGTTTTTACCAGATGTACCTTCCTTAGATTACAAATCTATTGATGTCCGTACAGCAATTAAAACTATTAAAGATTTTTATTCTGCTAAAGGAACTTCATTTAGTATTAGTTACTTGTTTAAACTTCTTTATGGTGAACAAGTAAGCGTTTCTTATCCAAAAGACCAAATTATCAAACCATCTGCAGCAACTTGGTCTGTAGATACTATTCTGCGTGCCACCTTAGTTAGTGGAAACCCTGCAAATATTAAAGATGCTCTGATTGTACAAGAAGAAGACATTGCAGACGTTAATGTTAAATTTGCAAGTGCTTTGGTTGAAAACTTTATTTCGATTAAAACTTCGGATGTAGAAATTTACGAACTTGTAATCTCTGAAGAAACAATTGAAGGAAAATTTACTGTCCCATATAAGACAAAACTTGCAGAACCATTAGCAACTGATACTAGCATTATTACTGTTGACTCTACAATCGGTTGGCCAGAAAGAAATGGAGAATTTGTTATTGGTGGTGGTGAAGTAGTACAATATAAAGAGAAGTCTCTTAACCAGTTTATTGAGTGTACTCGTTCAGTAAATGGTGTTGTTGAAGATTGGGATTCTGCTACAGAGGTAACATCAAACTTCCAAGTTTATTTGAACAAGGGAACGGCTCAAGAAGTCGTTATGAATATTGTTGGTATTGTTGATGCTCAACAGACAACCCTAACAGATACAGGTTCTTATTATCTGCCAGGTGACAAATTAACGGTTTCTAAACTTGGCGGTACTAGTGAACTTCCTGAGTTGACAACTTGGTTGTATAATGTTAAAAAATTAATTAGCGTTAGTGATGTTCAATTTGGTGGTATTAACAATAGATTTGCGACTGTAACTTGCGAAAATCCTCACGGTCTTCTTGTTGGTGACCAAGTTACCGTTTACGGTGCAAATCCAATCATCTATAATGGATCTTTCTTAGTAACTTCTAGAGATAGCGAAACAGTTTTCCAATATCAATTGCCACAACCAGCAACGGTTGTTCCTCAAGGAAATATTCTGGTTTCTGTTGATTTGAATAAGGGTAAATCAACTAATGCTGCTATTCTGAATGCTATTGGTCCTTACACCACCAACGTTCAAAATTCATTTTTTAATGATAATTATGTATATGTTGCCTCTACTGGAATTCCAAACTATGAAGTTGGACCTTTCCCAGGGTCTGCTTTATTACCTGGAAACCAAAGAAAATTAAATAGATTCCCACTGACTCCTATTACAATTTCGACCAAAAATCTTATTAATCCTGGACCAATTGGAACTTGGGTTAATGGTGTATCTATCTGGTCTTATAAGTCAACCGAAAGTAAAACTTTTGGTGCAGTTACAAGCATTGATATTACAAATGTTGGTTCGGATTATGATGCAGCATCGCCACCAAACATTACCGTTTCGAATGGTGGTGGAACAGGTGCTACTGCTAGTGTAGTTGTTGATGGATCTGTTAGTGAAATTTCTGTAACAAATGGTGGTAGCGGGTATACATCATCTCCTCTGGTTTCTATCGTTGGTGGTGGTGGAGCGGGAGCTGCCGCTACAGCAATTATTACTAAGGGCGTAGTATCACGTATTCTTATTAACTCTGGTGGTAGCGGATACACTTCCCAACCAGCAATCACTATTGTTGGCGGCGGTGGAGTAGGTGCTCAAGGAACTGCCTCTGTTCGTGGACCAATTAAGTCCATCAGTGTTACTAATGGCGGCAATTCTTATACATCTAAACCAGATATTACATTAAGTTCTGGAACTGGTGCAGTTGCTCAGGCAATTGTGAATGATGGTAGAATTATTTCTATCGCAATTATTTCTGCTGGTCAAGGATATACAACTGCTCCAGAAGTCACCATTCAAGGTGAAGGATTTGGTGCTGTCGCTAGAGCAGTGATTGATACAGATGGAGAAAATGCAGGTAGAGTCACAAGTATTCAAATTCTTAACAGAGGTATTGGATATTCTTCAGGAACTACTGTAATTAATTTGAATTCTATTGGTTCTGGAGCAACATTTAGTGCCAACGTTTTCCAATGGACCTATAACTTACAAGAGACTTCTTTCTTAGATGCCTCTAAAGGTGGAGTTTTTGCTGGTTATAATAACCAGTATGGTGGTGAATATGCACACCTTTCGAATCCTCAAAGATTGAGATATATTTTGGGTGATAATTTATTCCAAAATACAGCAAATCAAATTCTTGAACAAGAAGACCAACTTGACCACTCACCCATTATTGGATGGGCATTTGATGGCAATCCAATTTACGGTCCTTATGGATACGATGATCCTACAGACCAAAGTTCTCAAATTACAAGACTCAATTCTTCTTATAGACTGAAACCAAATATCGTTTTTAATGACATTACCAATCCATATCCATCTAGACAAGCAGGACCTTTGCTTACCGATGAGTCTGCTGGAACCTTTGTCGAAGATTACGAATATGTCTTTGGATTGGGTGATTTAGACCAATATAATGGTCGTTTTTGTAAAACTCCCGATTTCCCAGAAGGTAGATATTGCTATTTTGTAACTATTGACACCACTGAAGCAGGAAATCCCGTTTTCCCATACGTTCTTGGACCAAGTTTTAACTCGGTTGTTGATTCTTGGAACTTGAATGCTGATGCTGTTCAACAAAACATTCCAACTGGAGTTGTTAGATATCGTGATCCATATGAAAATGTAGATATTGATGTAGAAAGAGCTCCTAATGCGTCTACAAATTCTTTAACAACAGAAGATGGTGATATTTTACTATTTGAAGTTGAAGATGAAAATAGAGATGGAATTATTTCTCAAGATGAAACTGATGATCCAGACCAAATCTTTGAAGAATCGCCACTACAACTGTTTGACTACTTCCCTAAAGTAAAATTTGATTCTAAAGTTGATATTGAAGTAGAAACTACCACTAAATTTGAAAATGCTTCTGTAACTGGATTTACAATTGAAAACGCAGGATTAAATTATCAAGTAAATGATAATTTAGTATTTGATAACACAGGTACAAGTGGAACTGGAGTTTCTGCTAGAGTTTCTAGAATCAAAGGTGAGGAAGTTAGTTCCCTTACCTTTGAAAATATTAGTGGAGATAATTTTGGTGTACTAACAACTACCAATCCTCATAATCTTGCAGTTTCGGACACAGTATATCTGGATTATAGTCCAGTAATGGACAATACAAACAAGGAGTTTACCGTCCGTCAATACAAAGGTATCGAAGAAATTGTTATTAATCAAGTTGGTTCTGGATACAATGAAGATATTCCACCTACAATCATCATTGATGGTGACGGACAATCTGCAGAATTGCAAGCAGTTGTAAGTAGTGTAGGTTCCATTGACACCATTAATATTGTCAATTCTGGTTATGGTTACACTTCAAATCCTCGTGTAATCTTAAGTCATCCTCAGATATTCAAAAAAGCAGACTATTATGTTTCTTTGATTGAAAATAATAACTATGTTAAGGTAAATGATGTTGTAGTTAATTCTAACAAAGAAGTATTTGTATGTGGTAAGACAAAAGATTCTAGTGGAAACACTGTTGCTTTTGTTTCAAAACTTTCTGCTACTGGTGTTAAAGAGTGGGAAAAAACTTTAGAGAGTTCTGCTGGATTAAACTATGCAGAAGCACAAAAACTTTATGTTGATGGAAATGCTGTTTGGATTGTAGGTACTCTAAATTCTAATAGCCAAATTCTTAATGCATATAATCCAGATATTTTCCTTGCAAAATATAATCAAAGTTCTGATGGATTGTCTGCAACTTTAGCATTCCAAAATGCATATTCTGGTATTTCTGGTTCTACCAGAGCAGATTATGTAACTTCTATTCAAAAGTACTCTGATACTAGATTTGTTATTGGTGGATACACAAATACTAATTCTACCAATCCTCACGATGCTTTTATTGCTACAATTGATACTACTGGTAATTTTGCAATTAAGAGAAAATTAGCATCGGCATCTAAGTCTGAAAAACTTACAGAGTTTGTAATTAATGGTGATAACATTTACTTCTGTTTAGAAACTGCTTCTAGTGATACTTCTAATGATGTATCCGTAGCATTTGGTAAAGCAACAATTGGAATTAGTGCAATTGTTGTTGATTGGATTTATAACATTAGCAATACTTTATACTCTTTCTTAGACACTAGTATTGTCAGAGATGAATTTAATGAATATTATATTACTTCTACCCTTAGATTGAAGTCGGATAATGTTACTAAGGATAGTTTCTGGGTTGGTAAATTTGATTCTACTGGCGATAATATTTGGAATAAGCGTTTTGTCGTTTCTGGTGGTTCGGTAACTGTTGCTGAAAAAACTGCAATTGACATTTTTGGCGACTTAAACGTTGCTTTCACCAAAGTAGCGACGGCAGATTCTAAGAAAACTATTGAGTCTGTTAAGATTGGATATGATGGCGTCGTTAAAAATCACACTTCAAATGATTTTAATTTAAACAATATTGAAGGTATTACAGTACATTCTCTAGATGCTGACGTTTCTGGTGACGTACACTTATTTGGTCAAACTTCTTGGAACCGCAATGAGTTTATCTTCGAATTTGATGAAACTGATGACGCTACTGATAAGACAGGTCATTATACACCAACACTGATTGGAAATGATGCTACGGAATCTCTTGCTCTTGTTGGTGATGGTGTAGCAAAACTGTTTGGTAAAGATGTTGCAACTCCTGCAAATTGGGAAAATGCTGCAATCAAATTTGCTGCAGCAGATTTAGGTACTAAACTGAATGATGATTGGACCATTGAGTTCATGCTCTATAAGGACGCTACAAACTCTCAAACACATTCTCAGACCCAACAGACATTAGTCGCAATTGGAGACGCTACAGACGCTACTGGAGGTCTCTGGTTGTATTATGACATGGGTACTGGGCAATTAGAATTGGTCGTTACTAATAATACAACTTCAATCAATAGTGCTGGTTCTGGATTGTCTTCTACGCAAACAAATATGTTTGCTGATAATTCTTGGCAGTTTGTCGGACTTAAAAAAGAGGGTAATTCCTTTACTGCATATGTAAACGGTATTCAAATTTTCACAGGAACAATTGCCAATACCTCTCTTGGTGATAAAGACCTTCATTTTGGTAATATCCCTGGAAAGAATGCAACACCTGGAAGTTTTGCTGCCGTATACCAAGGACAGTACTATCTAGATAACCTTCGTTTGAGAAATAGGTCTGTAACACCGACTGTTCCTAGCGATATCACATCTCTTCCCCCTGTAGCAACGTATGTTCTTGCATTTGACTGGGTTGATGACGCATGGTTCACTACTAACTTAAATCAATATGATTATATTGATTATGTTGGTTTTGGTATCAAGGTTGATAAAAATGCAGATAGTTCGAGATTAGGAAATAAAGGTGAACAATCTAATACTGGTATTGGACTTGAAAGAACCGCCGTTAGTATCGTTACTGGTAGCACTCTTACAATTACTTCTGTTGGATATGCCTTAGGTGATAGTGGATTCCAATCCTTAGATTTTGATGATGCTATTACTACAATGTCTCAAGATACAGAGACATTAGATTATTCTAATGATGTTTGGGGTTCTAGAACTGCTACCGTTCCTTCTCCTGGTTCTAGAAAATTAAATGTTACTGCTGTTGTAAAAGACCGTTATTTCTTTAAAGTCACTGATACGGTAAAAATTGATAATGTTCAAGAATTGACGATTAATCAATCATTTGCATTTACTGTTGGTAGCAAACTAGTACTTAATAACGGTGCAAGTTTTGTTAATAGCGGTTACATTACAAAGGTTGATAATGCAAATAAAAAAGTTTATCTTGCAGTAAATAACAATAGTTGGTCTGATGATTTAAATTTAGGAGAACTGTCCACCGAGCAATTCTCCGAGCAAAACACATATGGAATCGTAGGACCAATTCCAAATGATATTAATCAAATTTCAGCATATAACTTTGGTCAAGTTGATAACACTACACCTGGAACTTTTGATATTGATTTAGCAAACTTTGATGCACCTGAAGGTGGAAGTAACAATTTGGATGAATTTGCCAAATTCAAACCATATACTGAAACCGAGTATAGTATTAGAATCGATGAAGTTTCTGCATCATCTTTTATCGTAGGTTCTGTAATTACTCTGAGTGGTGATGACATTAGCTTCAATTCTGATTACACAACTGCTCAGATTACTAATTTGACGGGTGTGTTAAAAATTAGTGTAGTTGCTAACTTAACAAAAGTCTTGCAAGTTACAGCAGTTTCCAATAGCGACGAGGTTTACGTCATTACAAGTACCAGTCACTATTTGAACGACGGTGAAGTCATTTTTGTAGACGGTAATCCATCCGAGCAAATTGGTCAGATTGTTTATGATGAATATGATGGTTCTTTCTCTGTAGATAGAGTAATCAGCCCACTAGAGTTTACATATAAACTTCCTCAAGTTGCTCTTACTTCTCCAGCAACAACGGCTGCAAATGTTAACATTTTTGTTAAATCTCCTGTTCTGAAGATGTATTATGGTCATCAATATTTGTTTGACCTTAGTCATTCTTCAATGGCTGGTGGAAATCTTTCCTTCTCTAAGGATAATTTGTACAAACTTGAATATTCCTTTAACTCTATTGAGCGTATTGGTACTCCTGGAGTTACTGGAGAGGGTCAACCAACCCCCACGGTTAAATTTAAGGTTGATGAAAATATTGTTACTAACATTTCTTATTACTTTGACCCATCAAGATCAGGTGCCGACTCTCCTGTAATTCCTGGAAGTTATTTGGATGTTACGTTCTCACCTTACAGAGGAACATTTACAATTAGTTCTATTTCTGGTGCCACAATTACTCGTGGAGCAGATACATTCAAGTTCCCACTACTGAATGAACCAGAAGGAGATGCGGTAGTAAGTAATGCTTCTTATAGCACAAGTTCTGTAAAAGCAGTTGGTTCTATCTCAGACATTCGGATTGTCAATCCTGGTGGATTCTATCAAAAACTTCCTATTGTAACTGGCATTCAGTCAACTAGAAATATTGAAAGGGTTCAAATTAATGACCCTGGCACTGAATATGCAGTTGGTGTATACAATGGCGTTCCTATTTCTGGTGATGGTGAAGGTGGTTTTGTACAAATTACTGTTGCTGATGGAACGGATGATGAAGGAACTCTTATTCCTGGTCAAATTCAAAAAGTACTGGTAACTTCTCCTGGAAGAGGATATACCACTGCTACCATCGATATTCCATCGATTTCTGGAATTCTTGGTCCTGGATTGACAGGTTCTGGTGCTGATGTAGAAGTTGTTATTCCGCCATTTGGTACTGGAGCATCTATTTTTACCAGCGGTTCTAATGTTGGTAAGATTAAGAAACTGAAGAACAACAACTTTGGTTATGATTATCCTCATGATTATACACTGAGACCTGAGATTACATTCCCAATTAACTGTCAGTTAACATCTACCAGTATTCTGGATAGTATTACTGTTACGGATCCTGGTTCTGGATATTCTCAAGCACCTGCAGTTGTAATTGAAGGTGGTGGCGGTTCTGGTGCTATTGCTGAAGCAACTATTAGAAATGGTAGACTTGACCAAATTTTAGTCAAAGATCCTGGAGCTGGATATTCTTCTACACCTACAGTAACCCTGAAATCTTCATTCAACTATGTTATTAACGTTGACTTGGGTCTTTTACAGTTTGCTTTCCCCCATGGTATTCCTAATGGTTCGGAAGTTACGCTGAACGTTGTAGATACTGGAGATGGAGCAGATTTCCCACTTGCAGCTGGTGCATTGGGTAGATTGAACGGTTCCACCACATATTTTGCGATTACTGGTTCTGCAAACTCTCTTGAAGATGACCAGATGAAGTTGGCAATTACTGCTACCAACGCAGAACTTGGTGACGCTATCACTTATGTTAATGCTGGTACTGGTCGTCAGCAAGTATTAACCGAGTCGTTTGGTGGTGCTGCAACTGCTAATGTTATCACTTCAACTTTCCTTGAAGGAGAACTTGTTTATCAAGGTGATTCTTTTGCCACAGCTACAGCAACTGGATATGTTTCCACTAACAGTGGATGGCAGATTGGTCCTAGAATTCTTAAAATTGTAGATTACACTGGAGAATTTATTGAGAATCAAACTGTTACTGGTGTTGTATCTAAATCTTCTGGTGTAATTAGTGACCTCAAGATTGCTAAAGGTGTTCTTGATATTGGTTCTATTACTAAGACTACTGGACAATTTATTGACGATGTTGGTAAGCCCTCTGAAATTATTCAGAAAATTCAAGACTCCTACTATTATCAGGACTTCTCCTACGCTGTTAAGTCTGCGGTTTCCATCAGTGAGTGGAAAGATATTCTTATTAAGAATGTACACCCAGCATCGTTTAAAGTGTTTGGTGAATTGAATCTCAGTGAGTTTTCTAATATTCCAAACAAGAAAACTGATTTCCAGTTAACTAAATCTGTTGAACTGGCGCAGGAAGCAATTGTTCCCAATATTCAGAACTTTGCTCTGGTTGAACCAATTTATAGCGAGTTCAACAATACAGAAGTTCTTTTCCGTCAAAAGAGACTCACTTCTTCGGAGAACATTCTCACCTCTGTTGTACAAAGAATTGACGATATTTCCAATTTGTTTGATGGCGAAAGAATTGCATTCCCATTAACTGTTGATGGTAACAACATTGTTGCTAATGCTAACCAGTTGATGATTGTTTTGAATGGTGTTGTTCAAACTCCAAATACATCATTTGAAATTCAGAATGACTCTATTGTGTTTAGTGAACCACCAGCGCCTCCTGCTAGTGTAAAGTATGTAAACACTACAATTCAACAAATTAATACTGTTGAATTGCAATTTATTAACACTGGTGGCATTTTCCCCAATATTGGCAATACTCTTGTTGGTACTGCTTCTGCTGCTAGACTAACTGTTACAAACGTTGCTGGAAATAGCATTTTTGGTTTTGTTACTCAAGGCACTTTCCAAAATGGTGAACTTTGTACTGTAGGTGCTACTGGATTTGCTGCTAACCTTTCCGCTGAAATTGCAGTATCTAATAATGGATTATTCATCTTTGGCGAAACTGTAACTGACCTTACGGGTGATACTGCAGTTGTTGAAAGTATCAACCTTGAAACAGGACAAGAACTGCCTCTTGCAAAACTGCGTTATACTATTGGTCCTTCTACAACAACATTTGAAGTTATTGATTATTCTGCAGCAACAGATTCTCCTGTAGATAATGGTACATTTACTCCTGGTGAAACCTATCAATTTGGTTCTGAAATCTTCTTGGTTAACTCCACCACCAATGGAGCAGAGTCCACAACGTTGAGTGTGACAAGAGCGCAGTCTGGCACATCTGCGGTGTCTCATCAAGAAGATATTCCCATTTATGGAACTCAAATCTCCATTAATGATGAACTGACTTTGAGTAAGACCACTGGCACTTATCAGTCTACCCCAGGTCTTTTTGATATCCAACTTAATGATATTATTATTGGTGCTCAATCGGGTGTTGTTGCTAGAATTACATCTACATCAACGTATCAAGACCCAGTAACTCAAGAATTTATTGGTCAAGTTGATATTTCTGAAGGTTCTTCGTTCTTTGGTCTTCTGTTCAACAGAATTACCTCAGCATCTTATCCAAATGTTGTTATTGATGATATTTCTAAATCTCAAGTAACTGTTGTTGATTTTGAAGATAACTCTACTCCTTTTAACTCAGATTTCCCTGCAAACGAGTTAATTAACAACTATGTAATTCCTTATGATAATGAGAGTGGAGATTTCCAAGATAACGAGTTCATTAGAAATTATCTAATTGAATATGGTAATAGTAGTGGAGATTATGTTTCTGGTGAAGGTGCTGTAATTAGAAAAATTACTTTTAAAGACCAGCAAGGAACTGGATTCTTCGCTAGTGGTCAAATTCTCAAGACCCGAGATACAAAGGCAGAAGTCATTGGTTATAACCAAGCACGCAAGACAATCTATCTTGGTAAGATTGCTAGAATCCTTAACTCTGGTCAGGATTATCATACAGCAACTTTCAACAATAGTGCTCAGTTAGATACTGCTCAGAAGAAGTTTGGTCCTTCTTCATTATTACTGGATGATGCTACTACTGATTATCTTTCCATTCCAACTTCTACCGAATTTGGTTTTGGCACAGGTGCATTTACTGTTGAGTGTTGGATTCGCCCAGATGATGTTTCTGCTGGTGATAGACATATCTTTGATATGAGAGATGGTGGTGGTGATGCAAATGCTGGTAGACTTTATATTGCCACAGACCAAGTACGCTTTAATATTGGCGGTAGTGACGTTGTTACATCTGGCGCAACAACGCTTTCTGCAGATACTTGGTATCACATTGCTATCACTAGAAGTGGTACTGATTTGAAGTTATTTGTTGATGGTTCTGAAGCTGGAAGCACCACTAACAGTACCGATTTAGGTTCCACAAAACGTCTCTTTATTGGTTCTAATTTTAGTGCTGCAAATACCTTCTCTGGTCATATTGATGAGTTTAGGGTTTCTAACACTGGTCGCTATAGCGCAGCGTTTACACCACGCAACGGTATCTTCCAAGGTGACAGCAACACCAAACTTCTTTTCCACTTCGATGGTTCTGATGGACAGGTATACGACCAAGATTGGTCTGGTGGAGAGTCCCTCACAAATGGTGAAGATTTCCATAATGATTCAATCTTAGCAACCTCTAGACTTGCTGGTGCTCCTGTCGGATTTACTGGTAACTCTCACAGAGTTTATAATGCAACTACGTCAATTGCTTTGAATAAGGACTTTATCGCTAAAGAAGTTGTATATCTGCTTCTTCAGCAATATCCTTCCCTTGTCATTCCTGGTGGTAATGTCAACTGTGAAGACGACATTCGTGATGTCTTAGACCAGATTATTGAAGACCTTAAGAATGGTTCTAACAGCCATATGTGGGATGCTGCAGCAATCTATGTTGATAGAACTCAGAATCCTGTCACTCTCAATCATATTGAGACTGAAGTTGCTGAGACTATCTGGGCATATAATAAAGTTGATGAAATGCTTCAGTACATCATCAACAACGTTACTTGGACAGTTCAAGGTGACCATGGACTGACTCAGACTCTTAATACTGAGGCATCTAACATCTATGAAGGCGGTTCTCCAAGTCTCAGCAATTGCGCTGACGTTTACACCACAATCAATAACCTGATTGATATCCTGACAGATACTCTTTCTGAAGCAGATACTCCTAGTGCAACTCCTGATGGTGACCATCTTGCAACTGTAACTAAGGTTGAACCTGCATTTGAGTTTGTTGGTGGAACAGTTGATGCATTCTATGAGGTTCCATTCACTGTAGATTATCATGATGGAAACACTGATGTAATCTATACAAATCAAATTGATACTGATTCTAGAAATAGATTCTATGATGCAGCAAACTTGATTCTCAAGAATCGTGCTGTCATTATCGATAAAGCATCTGCAGACCTCATCAACAGATATCCTGACCTTGCTCTGGATATGCCCAGAAACGAATCTGGAAATGGTGATGGAACTCTTCGCTGTAAGACTGATTTGGGTCTTATTTTAGATGAGATTGCAGAAGATATTCGGAACGGTGGTAACATCAATACTGTTGGTGCTGCTAAGTTCTATCTTGGCACAAATGATGTTCTGCTCCATATTCGTTTACAGGTATGGCAGTCTGTTTATGCACATAATCGCCTCGGTTTCTATATGAAACAGGCAATCAATGGTGATTTGGACTATAATAATACTACAAATATCATTGTTGGCGATTGGGGTATTACCAATGACCCAGGCGGATGTGCTGATGTACAAGCAGCAATTGATACTTTGATTGATACTCTTAATGATATTATTGCACCAACTGATAATGATTATGCAATTGCTGCAGATAGACTTTACTTCAATAGAGATTATATTCGTGATGAAATCTTCGGGTTGATTAATGACGAACTGACATATACTCTCAATAATATTAATTTCACCGCTTTTGTTTATAATAGTGAGTTGGATATTGAAGATTTAATTATTGCTATTATTTCCGACCTTCAAACTGGTGGTAATAATAGTAGCGTTGCTGAGATGGAAAACTATTTGACCTCTGCTCTTAATTTGACGACTATCGATAATGTTCTTCCAGCAGCAATCTTTGCATTAGAGAAGTTAAAAGAACTTGGTGAGTATGCAATCAATAATGCTCTTTATAATAGAGGAACTACCGTTCCTGCTGGTCTCTATTCTGCTGTTCATGCAACTCAAACTGCATATCAAGATAATGAGTCCCCAGTAACGATTGCAAACCCATACGCAAGATTTGGTGTACTTGTTGACTCTCTGAAGGGAATAATTTCTCCTGGTGGCGATGAGGCAAGAAATGCCGCAAAACAAATCCAATATAATGAAAATTACTATAAGGATGAACTGGAGACAATCGTTAATGCTCAATTTGGTTCTGGTTCTTGGGATTATGATGAATTTGTTGGAACAATCGTTGATAATATTGTCCATGACTTGATTATTACTGACACCACAGATACAACTACTGCATATTCAATTAGTATTGAAACCGTTACAGATTCCTTTATTGTTGGTGAGACTGTAACTTCTAGTGGTGGTGGAACTGCAGTTGTCTTTGAATATGATGAAGATTCTTCTAAGTTATATGTTGGTCCTTTTACTGGAACTGCTTGGATTGCTGGTGATACGTTAACTGGTGGAGAATCTGGTGCTACTGCAACTATTTCTGGCGGTGGAACTGGTTCTGTATTCTTTGATGGTACTGATGACTATTTGAGAATTCCCTCCGTTAACTCGTCGTTTGCCTTTGGTACTGGTGCGATTACTTTCGAGTGCTGGTTTAGACCAACCACTACAGGAGGTGGACATATTACTGGATCTACTTCTGATAACTTCAATATTTTCTATGGAACTGGAAATATCGGTTTCTGGGGCGGTTCTGGAACCTTTATGAATTTTGGTGCCAATATTCAAGTAAATACTTGGTATCATGTTGCAATTGTTAGAACTGGAACTGGATTTAATCAAACCTCATTCTACCTGAATGGAAATAGAATTGGTTTTGGCACCTGGCAAACAAATTATGGTGGAATTGAACTGTTACTTGGTCGCCCCAATCTTAGTGGTGGCAATGAGTTGGATGGTTACCTTTCTAACGTTAGAGTCCTCAGAGGTGTCGCATTGTACACTGGTTCTGGATTCCAAGTTCCTACAACACCATTAACTGCAATTTCTGGAACGGCACTCCTTACTTGTCAGGGTGCTTCCTTGACAGATGCTAGCTCTTACAATCATACGATTACTCCAGTCGGTAATGTTGTTGGTGGAACAACCCCATCTCCATTTACCACTTCTGGCGGTGTAAGTTCTTCTTACGATTGGTACAATAATCCTGGTAATGTTAAAGTCCTTAATACTGCTAGAACTATTACTTCTCCAGTCGAAGGTCTGACTTCGACTACCAACATCTTCCCATCTCCAGAAGATTTGAGTTCTAGCGGATGGGTTGGCGGAGGCATTCAAGTTGTTACAGATAATTTGGATGCTCCAGATAATACATTGACCGCAGATAAATTAGTGGCAACTAGTGGAGTTTATGGATTCCATCAATGGTCCAAAGACTTTAATATTGATGCTTACACAACCTTTGATGATACTGCAATACGCTTTGACTCTGATACCGATACTTTTGATGCTGGTACTGCTGCGGCAGATGAAAATCGTACTTATACATTCTCTGCTTTTGTAAAGGCAGGAGAATCCAGTCAAATGCGTTTGGAAGTTATTCTTGACCCAGCCATAGGTGGTAAGATTGCATTTATCGATGTCAATCTAAGTACTGGAACTGTAGGAACAACATTTGTTGTTGGTAATATTTCTTCTCCTGATTCTGGTATTATTCCTTATGGTAACGGTTGGTATAGAGTCTATGTTAGTGTTACATTTGGATTTGGTATTTCTGTTATTCAAACTCGTTTCTGGGTTAGAAGTTCTACAGGACAATTTACCTATACTGGTAATGGTAACGATGGTTTATATGCTTGGGGTACTAAATTGAATGTTGGTCTTCTTGACCCATATGCAGCAGTATCTGGCAGAATATTCTACTCTGATACTGATTACAACATCAAGAACTATATTATGGACGGACTTGAGGATTATATGAGCAAGGCGCTCAACAATACTCTTACTTCTCCATCCACTAATGCTGGTTTCTATAAGTTCTATGATTCTACTATTGCTTCTTCTTATACGAAGGAAACAATTGATTCGTTCATTAGATATCAGTTGAACATCATCAGAAATCAATTGGATAATAGCAACTACTACGTTGATATTACTAGCAATAATGCAATTTCTGTTCCAACTAAGACTTATGGTACTCGTGATATTCCAGTAGGAATTGGTGGTGGCATATCTGGTTCTGAATACTTCTACGGACTTCAAAGTGATGTATATGGTGAGGTTGAGAAACTTTCACTTAATGAAGGTAAGATTGTTAAAGTTTATAAGAGATTCCGTATTGATGGTGATATCACTGATGGTCCATTCACAATGAATGAGTCTGTATTTAAACAGGGTTCTCCTTCTGTAACGGGTGTTGTTTATGGATTCTATGAAGATGAAAACTATAAGTATCTCGATGTCGAAATTACTGCTGGTCCATGGGCAATTACAGATACCATCATTGGTTCTTTAAATTCCACTTCAGCACAAATTAGTGCCATTGAGAATCGTATTCACATTATTGATTTGATTGGTAATTTTGCTGAGGATATTCCATTCAGAGGATATACTTCTACTGAAACTGCTACACCAACAGGATTCCTGAAGATTGAAGCAGCAGTAACGAGTAATGTAGGTGGAGCACTTACAGTTGATACTGAGGGACTTACAGGACAGTTTGAAACAACTAGTGTTGTATATCCAGAAACATCTAGAGAATATCTTGAAGTTTCTAAGTTTGCTGGTCTAGATGTTAAGATTGGAGATAGAATTGCTTCTAACGGATACATTAGACTTGGCGTCACATTTATTAGTGGATTGACTGATTTTACAGTTGGAAATCGTGTTTATAACGTTTCTGGTGGTGTTCAAGATACTAACACATACGGTATTATTACTAGTGTTGATGTTGATAATAACTTTATTTACATTCAGGAATATCAAGGCACTTTCCAAAATGGTGACACCATTGGAGACTATGGACTTGGCGAAAGTTTCCCCGTTGGATATGCTTCAATCTCTACTAAAGTCACCGTGGCGGGTGCAGGTGCAGCAAGAGTACAAGATATTCGCGCTGCTGGTTTAAATACCAGACTCTATATTTCGGATATTGATGGAACATTTGATATTAAAGACTCTATTATTGGTCCAGATAGTTATGAATCGGTTATTGTTTCTAAGGATGAACTAAAAGCGCGTGTTCAACGTGCATTTAGAGGATTTGATGGTGTTCAAACTACATTTGACCTTACGATTGATAATGGTACTTCGTACCTTCCCGACCCTGAAGGTCACCTGTTGATATTTGTCAATGGTATCCTTCAACCTCCTGGCGCAACAAATGCATTCACCGCTTTCTCCAATCAAATTCAATTTACAGAGGCACCCGAACTTGGTGCGTCCTTTACTGGATTCTATGTTGGTAAATTGAGACAACTTGATGATATCTCGTTCGAATTTGATTCGTTGCGCCAGTCATTTAACTTGAAGCGTAATGATGTATTCTATTCCTTGACTCTCACAGATGGTGTACAATCCAGCACTATTAGACCCGAGAATAATATTATCGTTTCTCTTAATGGTGTTATTCAGGAACCTGGTGTTGCGTTTGAGATTGTCGGTTCGAGAATCATTTTCTCCGAAATTCCTCGCGTAGGTTCCACATTTGTTGCGTTCTCTTATGTTGGTTCTGAGGCAGACGTTGATGCTGCTGAAGTCATTCCACCAATTGAACCAGGCGATTTCATCGCAATTCAGGGTGAAACTGAAGACCGCGAGGTTGCAGTTATCGAATCGTCAAACTCTCTTATTACGTTCGACTATCTCGGTTCTGTATTTGGTCAAAACGCTGCAGCATCTGCAGTCCTTACTAGTGGATTCATTGATGACGTACAAGTTACAGCTGGTGGATCTGGATATACTTCTAGACCAACGGTTAGACTTGACTCTATTTCTGGTTTTGATGGAAACATCAAAGCTCTGGTTGGCGTTGCTGGTATTGAAATTTCCAATGCTGGTACTGGATATGAAAATCCAAATGTTGTAGTTGAGACAAGTGTTCCTGATGATTGGACAGCACCCAATCTTGCTGATTATGGTGAAGAGTTAATTGACCCAGAAATAGTTTCCTAAATTAATCGAATAAATAACTAAAAATCGTAGCAACTAATGGCTAAGCAAACACTAGGTCTTGGTGCCGCCGCTAATGATAACACAGGTGATACCCTTCGTACTGGCGGTGACAAGATTAATGACAACTTTAATGAGGTCTATGGAGCCATTGGTAATGGTTCAAACCTACAGATTAGTGTGTCAAATCCTGCTGTAGGACAAGTCCTCCGTTATAATGGAAGTACATTTTTACCTTCTGATTATAGTTTATTGACATCTGCTTTAGATGTCAATGGCAATTCTATTATTTCTACTTCAAATGGAAATATTAATGTTGCTCCTAATGGAACTGGGGATATTAACCTTTCTGCGGGTAGCGTAACTTCTACTTTTGATGGTGCTACGGGAACAATTGATTTTCCAACGAGAGTTTCTTATAAAAATGAATACTCTTCGGTTGGTGTTGCTCCTTCTGCAGCATCTTATCCTGGATTCTTTTTCACCGTAGATGGTGATGACAATCCATATGTGAACATGAATATTACCGCTGGTGGTGTTGGTGATACTAGAGTTGCTCTTTTAACTGAATACACTGGAATTGGTGATTTATCTAACGTAGACTTAACTACTAATGCACCAACAGTAAATCAAATTTTGAAGTGGGATGGAACTAATTGGATTCCTGGTGATGATGCCGCTGGTGCTGGCGAACAAAACATCTTTGCTACAATTGCTGCAGATACAGGTAGTACTACCGCAAATAGTTCTTCCGATACGTTTACAATTACTGGTGGCACCAACATTTCAACTTCTATCACTGGTGATGTAGTCACAATTGATTTTGATGGAACTTTAACTACTACATTTGCCGCTTTAACGGATACTAATGTTTCTGGTATCTCTCAAGGAGATTCTTTGTACTGGAATGGAACTTCATGGGTAGTTACCAGAAGCCCAATTACATGGTGGGAATTGGGAGCTAATGGAAGTACAGACTATACATTTAATGGTCCTGGATTTGCTGCTGCAACAAACGATCCAACGTTGTATGTGTATAGAGGATTTACTTATGCATTTGATAACAGCGTTTCTGGAGGTGCCCACCCATTTAGAATTCAATCTACTCAAGGATTGACAGGGACACCTTATACTACTGGGCAAACTGGTAGTGGAACTTCTGTCCTTTATTGGACTGTTCCCATGGATGCTCCCACTACACTGTATTATCAGTGTACTATTCACGCAGCAATGCAAGGTACTATTAACGTCGTAAGCTGATAAATGGCAAGAATTGTTCCTGGGTCTGGCGCTTCAATCGAACCAATCTTTGACGAGGTTTTTGGTGTTCGTGCGGTTAGAGTAGTCAATGGTGGTAGCGGATATGACCCCGCTGATCCTCCTAGATTAACTATTACTGGGTGTGGAACTCCTGAAGTTGAAGCATTATTGTATCCAATCATTGATGAAAATTCAGGGAAAATCATTCACGTTCGTGTTTTAGAAAGAGGTAGAGGATATAATCCCCTACGATTAAAAATTACACCTCAACAAGAAACTCCAAATATAATCAATTCTTTTGATATTAATAGAATTTGGCAGAATCATCCAAATTCTCAAACAACATCTTCTTTTCAAATACAAAATAACGATGTAACTGATAGACTTCGTATTGTATCCGATAATCATCCAAAACCATCTCAAAATATCTTATCGGAAAGAGAACCAGGAGGGTCTAATGTAATATTAGACAGAAATTTTGACCAAGTTTTTGTTTATAGGGGCGGAAAAGATGTTCCTACACAAGAACTTAGGGAAGTTCAATTAGATAAATCTTTAGGAATTTTAGCAAATGGTGGATTGTTACATACTCCAGATTGGGGTGTTGATGGTGGAGCACCAGCGGGGTATCATTTAGATGCAGTAAAATATGATTACATCAAGAATACTAATGAATATGATGCTGTACTAGATAACAACACATATTATTATCAAACCAGTAAAGTTATAAATGAGTTTGCACTTTCCAATGGTGTATTTGATTGGGGTCACTTTAGAGTATTTACTTGGAATATTCGGGTAGAATTTGACAATGTAATGATTCCAGTTGCTGATGTAGATGAAACCATTGGTTCTGTAGAAGTTGGTAGAGTCATTGATGAGATTGGAGGAACTGGCAGAGCAGAAATTTCTAAAATTGTTAGAGATGAACTAAACCGAGTAATTAGAATTTATGCGCGACAAGTTACTGGAGACCCATTTTCTGAGGATGATTTAGTACTTGGTTCTAATGGATTCCAGTTTAGAGTTGCTGATGATATTCAAACCTTCCCCAATGGAATTTTCTACATTGATTTTGGTCCAGAAGCAGAAGAATTCGGACCATTTGTTCCTGGACAATTTTATTTTGCTCCAGAAAATATTAGAGTTCAAAGAAATTATATAATTCGTTGGAATCAAGAACACTCTTCTAATCAACCATCTGATGTGCATGTAAATGGACATCCAATGCAGTTTAGTACCACTCCTGATGGTCCTTTAAATCAAAATCCTGGAACCTTATATTATAATAGTACTGGAGCGTCTGCAGCACCTGCTACAGACTATGAGAATGAATTTGCCCCACTATTCCTGATGAATAGTGACGAAACCAATAGAATTTATTACTATTGTAAATTCCATAACCATATGTCTGGTTATCTAGGTGATGAAGGGTATATGATTCTCGATACTGTTAATATTGACCCAGTTCCTAATACCAACACATATTATCAAGATAGATATTCGTATTCTGGGGACCAGTCTAGACATCCAGATGGACATTCTAAAATTCTTGGCATGTCTTTTGATGGATATCCCATTTATGGTCCTTGGGGTTACAATTCTTCTGGGGCAGTTGCTAGAGAAACAAGTTCTTATAGATTAAGACTTACCGAAGAACTTCCTGGAAGTCGTCCAATTGTTTCTGACGGTGGAACATCAAATTATACCGTCACCATATCAACTGGTAAGTTTTATATTGATGGAGTATTACAAAATTTCTTAAGTTTAAAGAGAGGTAATACTTATAATTTTGTTCAAGATGATTCTAGTAATGATTCTCTGAATATTTTACTGTTTAGTGAAACTTCAAATGGATGGCACGACACGGCCGATATTGGAAATGTTAATTTTCTTTATCAGGATGGAGTTACATATTATCTTGAGAATGTTGCTGTAGATTATGTAACTTATATCAATGGGTATGAAAATGCCATTAATAGAAAGGTCATTATTCAAGTTCGTGCGGATGCTCCAAGAATTTTATACGCATTTTCATATGCATCTTCATCTGCCAATCTCAGACTTGTACAAGATGGATATTTACTTGGAGATTTAGTAGAAGACTACATTTATGACTCTACAGTAGGTTCTTTAGATGAGTTTAATGGTAAGTTTACTAGAACACCAGACTATCCAAATGGAACGTATGCATATTTTCTAACAGAGGATGGAAGTGGAAATCCAGTTTATCCTTATGGTGTTGGACCAAAATATTATGGAGATCCTTTATTTGAGGGAGACACTGTTCCTGATTTAGTATCAGTGTTCCCAACTGAGTCTGAAGGTAATGTCATTCTTAATGAGAATGGCAGTATCTCATACATTAAAATGACCAAAAAAGGTGATAACTATTTTGGTCCTGCTAGAGCAGAAATTCTTGGTGGGCGGGGGTCTGGAGCTGTTATAAGTCCTATTGTTCAGACCATTACTGGTTTATCTCTTCTCAATTCAGGTAGAAATTATGCAACACCTCCCACTCTAATTTTTGAAGGCGGCGGTGGACAAGGTGCTCAAGGCGCAGCGGCAATTGATACTTTGGGTAAAGTTACATCAATTAGTATTGTAGATGATGGAGAATTTTATCAAGAACCTCCATATATTTTAATTACTGGTGGTGGTGGAACTGGTGCAAAAGCTGTTGCTAGAATTGACCAAGGTTCAATCGTTGGCATTGATGTCACCGACCCAGGCGAAGGGTATACAAATCCACCGAATATTATCTTTACTAAACTAGTAAATCTCAAACGTAAAACCAGAGCGAGACAGGCATTTAACTCTGGGGCAATTTATCTGACAGGTCTTGTTCGTGATATTACTGCATCGGATTCTGTGATTTATGTTGATTCTACTGATGCATATCCTGGTTCTGGACAAATTATTATCAATACAGAAACAATTACGTATACTAATAAAAGTGTTGGTAGATTCTCTGGATTGACAAGAGGAGTAAACTTTAATTATGACCAGCGAGTAATTCTTGATGCGGGACAAAATGATGCTCAAGGAAATTCTACTTATGCATTTAATGTTGGGGATAGAGTTATCCGTAGAGTTGAAAATGCTAATAATAAAGTAGCAAAAGTATATGATTGGAATCCCTCAACCAGAGAATTACTTGTAACATTTGAAGTTGATGAACTGGCATTTATTGATGGTGGTATCCCATCTACAGAAGATGCCATTGTTCAGTTTGATGCTGGTGTTGCTAGTAGTAGTGGCACTGGCATATTACCACATACTATCCTCAATGAAGTTGGTTCTACCATTTCACTATTAACAGTTCCACTTTCTACATTGCAGGATAGAGCATTTGAGGATGATGATGAGCAAGAAGGTGCTGGTGATGGAATTCCTGACTTAATTAATACAGGCACTGATTATGAAAGTCAGATTAGTCTTGATGGTGGTATCTACAATTCTCTTTATGGTATTGAAGAGACTCAAGGCGGACAAAATACTACTCTCTTCCAAGTCGGTGATAATATTAAGGATGGTGGTATTCCTTTCAAATTTGCAACAATTGTTTCTGCTGGTGGACTGAGTGAGGGTGTTGAGCACACAGCATTATTGGACATCTATTTGGATGCTAACAATGGAAATGGTCAGAACTTTACTGTCAATGAAGTTGTTACTGGTGCAATTTCTGGAGTTACTGGTGTAGTTGTTTCTTGGGATCCAACTATTTCAAAATTAACTGTCGGAAATATTACTCCGTATAACACGGGTAATGTAAACATTGGTATTGGCGGTTATTTGTATGAATTCTCAGCAAACGGTACAGTCGTAGATTTCATTATTCATGACCCTGGAACAAACTACACTGCAGCACCAACTCTTACTATCGAAGATGTTGGTGATATTCAATCTGTAGGAACTGTGAATATGACTGCTGCTGGAGACCAAGTTGCTTCCATTAGTATTACTAACGGTGGATATGGAATTGAGCAAACCGTAGATGGAACCTATAACCTTCATCCTACAGTAACATTTGCAAATGACCCTGCTGATACAACTGGATCTGGTGCATCTGCTCAAGTTATTCTTGGTGGAGAAACTCTAAGTGGAAATGCTGGAGCGTCTTACAGAATCAAGAGAATTGAGTATTCGACAACGGTTCGTTCGTAACCATCATAAATAAACAAGAGGACAATAGTACCTAAGAAATGGCAGCCCTATTAACTGATCAATTTAGAATTTTTTCTGCGAAAAAATTCATTAAATCTCTTGAGGGTCCCGACCCAACTCAGAGTGATGATGCTGCAGGCGTCTCTCGTGACCGCCTGTATTTGTTTATCGGTAGACCTCAACCATGGGACAATGAGAACTCTCCACCACAAGCAGTGGATTCATTTGGAGAATTTTCTGCGTCTTTTGACGATATGATTTCTCTAAAAAGAGTTCTTGCTTCGGATACCATTCAGGTTGTTCGTAGAATTGACTGGGTTTCTCCAGAACAAACTACTGGTGGACTGGGTTTCACCTATGACATGTATCGTCAAGACTACTCTCCTAGTAAGACTGCTTCTTCTGGTGCTACAAAACTGTATGATTCCGACTTTTATGTCGTAAACTCTCAATATCAAGTATATAAGTGCATTTACAACGGAACTTCTCCTTCCGACCCCAACGGTAAACCATCTACAGTTGAACCTACAGGCACTTCTACATCTATCATTACTACTGGTGATGGTTATCGCTGGAAGTACATGTACACCATTCCCGTTGCTTCCGTCCTCAAGTTTTTCTCTAATGATTACATGCCAGTCTTTACCAATGATGCGGTAAAGACGAATGCAGTTTCTGGTGAAATTGACACTGTTGTTATCAATGCAGCAGGTTCTGGTTACAACAACGGAACATACGATAATGTTGCTATTAATGGTGATGGTACTGGTGGACGTGTTTCCATTGTTGTTGATGGTGGTAAAATTATTTCGGCAACTGTAACTTCTGGTGGTACTGGATATACTTTCGGAAAGATTAGTATTGACAATATCACTGGTATTGGTACTGGTAATGGAGCTCAAGTTGACGTTATTATCCCCCCTCCAGATGGTCATGGTGCCGATTCTATCATCGAACTTGGTGCATTTAGAGTAATGGTAAACGCTAAACTCTCTTATGATGAGGGTGCAGGCGACTTCCCAATTGATAACGACTATCGTCGTATTGGTCTTGTTACCAATCCCCTTAAATTTGGTACAGCAGAATTAATTTCTGATTTGACAGTTTCTGCTACAAAAGCAGTAATTTTTCCACCAACTTTCCAGGGAAATTATGTTCCTGATGAAATTGTTACTCAAACAAGAGTTGTTGGTGGCACAAACGTTACTGCTCGTGGTCGTGTAATTTCATGGAATCCAACAACCAAAGTTTTGAAATATTATCAAAACTCGGTTGACGGTATTTTCCCTGAAGTCACTGGTACACAGAATGAATTTGACGGGTCCAACGTTGTTAGTGGTGCTACTTCTGGTGCTGCTGGACAACCCGATATTAACTTCCCTGCAGTTCCCAATTCGTCGTCTAGAACTATCAACAATACTGAGTACGACTTGGGCATGAAGTTCAACAATGGTTATGCAAAACCCGAGATTGAATCAAACAGCGGTAACGTTGTTTATATAGATAATAGGAGATCAATTAGTCGTGCAAACGACCAGGTAGAAGACATCAAAATCGTAATCGAATTCTAATGGCACAAAATACCAACCTTAACGTCACACCTTACTACGACGATTTCGATAAGGCGAAAAACTTTTATCGAGTATTGTTCCGTCCTGGTTTCCCAATTCAAGCAAGGGAACTCACGACGATGCAGAGTCTTTTGCAAAATCAGGTAGAGAGTGTAGGTTCTCACCTGTTCAAAGACGGTGCGATGGTCATTCCTGGTCAAGTAGGTTATGATTTAAATGTTGCTGCAATCATGCTCCAAGAGTCGTTCTTGGGTGCCGATGTTGAACTTTATAGGTCTCAATTAACAGGTAAGATTATTACTGGTCTTGCCACTGGTGTTAAAGCAAAAGTTCTTTACAGTATTTCTTCTGCAGAGTCTGATAAGAATTATATCACTCTTTACGTTAAGTACATCGAATCGGGTGGAGAACAAAATACTCAACAAACCTTTGGAAATAATGAACAGTTAGTTACGGATGCCGAAATCACTTTCGGAACTACTCTGATTGAAATTGGTTCTCCTTTTGCTCAACTGTTACCAACTGCAGCAATTCAAACTGGTTCTGTTGCTTATATCCAAACTGGTGTGTATTACATCAGAGGATTTTTTGTAGACGTACCTTATCAATATATTCTTCTCGACCAATATGGAAGTAACCCATCCTATCGTATTGGTCTCAACATTCAAGAATCCATTATCACTCCCGAGGATGACCTTAGCCTCAATGATAATGCTGCTGGAACATCAAACTATGCTGCTCCTGGTGCTCATAGATTTAGAATCACAACATCCCTGGTAAAGAAACTTCTCACTGACGAAGCAGATAAAGATTTCTTAGAATTGCTGCGTATTAACAATTCTAAAGTAGAAAAACTTGTTGACCGCAGTGCATATGAAGAACTCGAAAAGAGTCTTGCATTGAGAACATACGAAGAATCTGGAGATTATGTAGTAAAAGATTTTGGAATTAAAGTAAGACAAAATCTTAATGATGGATTTAATAACGGAATTTATTCTACTGGAGCTACTACTTTTAGCGGCAGCACTGCATCCGAGGATAAGTATGCGGTAGAATTTGGTCCTGGTACTGCATATGTTAGGGGATATAGAATCAAGACCCTTTCTCCAACGTATATTGATTTAGACAAACCAAGAGATACATTATCTGCTCAAAACACAATTATTCCATTTGAAGTTGGTAATTACAGCACAGTCAATAACGTATATGGATTCCCCAATGTTTCTGGTGGTTCTGTATCCAATGCGTATCAGACAATCGAACTTAGAGATGCAGTGACTGTTACTCCAGGAACTGCAACTGGCAATCTGATTGGTTATGCTCGTGTTGCTGCTTTTGAGCACACTGGAAACCCAGATAGCACCTTTGGTAATGCTGATGACACATATAAGTGTAATCTATTTGACATTCAAATGCTTACTGTATTAGAACTCGCTTCTAATCAGTCAATCTCCCAAGGATCTCTATTAATTGGTGCTTCTAGTGGTGCTAGAGCATATCTAGTTGATGCAATTGTTTCTGATGACCATATCATTGTTTATCAAGTTGAAGGTCAATTTGAACTTGGTGAGATGATTAATGTTGATGGAGAAAATCTTGATACATTAGAAGCGGTGCATTATTATCAGTATTCTGACACTAGACAACTTATTGCTAGAGATGAAAGCACTCAAGCAGTTGAATTCAGTGCAGATGTTCTTCTTGAAGATATTGTAATTGTTCAGGGTTCCACATTTACACTTACCACTAGTGGTACTCCATCTATTAAAGGTTTGAACTCAAACTTTGCTCTTGATTTAAGAGTTGGTGATAGAATCTATTTCAATAATACTCAATATGTAACGGTCAATAAAGTAGACCCTACAGACTTAACAAATACGGTTTCTAGTACAGTTTTTGATTACGCTAACCAGACCGTCAATGTAACTTTACCATCTGCACCCGCTGCACCAGCTGCAGGAGATTATTCTGCTGCCCTTAGATATAGAACTAAGTTGTTTGATATTGAAAACGCAAACCTCTTCAGCCCAATGCCGAAGAAGTACATTAGTGCTATCTCCGACGAATCTATGGTTGTCAGGAGAACATTTGATGCACAAACTGTTGCTGCAAACTCAATTTCAATTACTCTCCCAGAAAATGAGCAGTTTGAGTCCATCACTGACGAGAACTACACATTTACAGTTCTTGCTGGAACAAATAGTACGCATCCAGTAGGTGACCAAATCACGATTAATACAACTAATTCGGGAGCTGTTGGTTATACCACGTTTACATCGAATGATAGAACTACTCTTCAGATTGAAAATCTGACAAACATTACATCGGTTAAAGTTACTGCTACAGTTTCTAAAAACGTTGCTACCAGAAAAACTAAATCTGGTAATGAAATGTTTGTTCTTAAAGTTATCAAAACTACAAAAAATCTTGACAAACAAAATTATAATTTAGCATATTCAAATTTATACGGAACTAGAATTGAGGATAGAGATATTTCTCTCGGTCTTACAGACGTTTATAGACTACACGCTGTTTATGAATCTAATGATGATAACGATCCAGTAATTCCATCTTTGACTTTGGTTGAACCAGTGTTCTTTGCGAATGGAACTATTGTAACTGGTAGAACTTCTAAAGCTCGTGCTAAAGTTGTCAATTTTAGTTCTGGTACTCTAAAACTTTCTATAGTTTATATCTCTGGTGTTTTCCAAGCAGGTGAAACTATCGATGGTTTTGACTCTAATGGGTCAACAATTAGTGCAATTATTAATGATAGTGTTGGTTCTGTAGTCGCTGGTTCTAAAGTTATTACAGACAACTATTACTTAGAAGTTGCACAAACAGGATTCATGTATGATTGCTCCAAGATTGTTCGTAAGAAGGGAGTAGCAACTCCAATTAGAAAAATTCTTGTAGTGGTTGATTATTATACTCACTCTTCTACTGGCGATTACTTTGGTGGTCAGTCATATCTGGATACATCATATACAGATATTCCATTCTTCGGGGTAGATTTCCTTGCAGATTATCTGGACTTCCGTCCAGCAGTAAAAAATCTATTCAGTGGAACGGGTAGTGTTGCTTCTCCAGCATTTGTAAACTGCTCTACATTTGACTTTAAATCTAGAGTATTTACTAACTCAGGAAGTCCAACATCAACAATTTTTGACATTCCTAAACAGAATAGTAATTTCCGTTGTGACTTCTCTTGGTATCTTCCTAGAGTTGATAAGTGTTTTATTTCTCCAGACGGTAATTTTAGTGTTATTAAGGGCAAGTCTGCCGAACAACCTGTTGAACCCGATAATCTGGTTGATGGTATGCTTCTCGCTACATTAAGTCATAAACCATATGGTTTTGACCCAGAGGCAGACGTTGTTATCAAACGTTCTGACAATAGACGTTACACAATGAGAGATATTGGTGCTCTTGAGCGCCGCCTTGACCAGGTTGAATATTATACTTCTCTCAACATGCTTGAGACTGACACATTTAACACAAGAATTATTGATGCTGATGGTAAAGACCGTCTGAAGAACGGATTTATTGTTGATGATTTTGCTGACCATAGTAAGTCTGATACTGCACATGAAGATTTCTCTGCTTCTTTAGATTTCCAAAGAGGTGAGTGTCGTCCTTCTCATTACACAACGAACGTTCCTTTAGTCATTAACAATAACCTGTCTACAAATATTCAACAGACTGGTCCTATTATCACTCTGCCATATACAGAGACCACAATTATCTCTCAACCATATGCGTCTCGTGTTGAGAATGTAAACCCATTCAACGTATTTACTTACATTGGTAGAATCACTCTCAATCCATCTTCCGATGATTGGATTGATACTACCAGACTTCCCCAAAACGTTATTCAAATTGAAGGTGATTTCGAATCAGTTTCGTCTGAATTGAATGTAGACCAAAATGGTTTTGCGCCAATTCAATGGGGTGCTTGGAGAACTAACTGGACTGGTGAAACTACTATTTCTTCCACTACTACCAGAAATTCTGGATGGTTGGAAGAAGACCGTGGCAGGTCGCCTTCTCCTGGTGTATGGGGTGGTCGTGGTATGCGTCGTGTTAATAGAACATCGACGATTGAAAGCATTCAAAGACAAAGTAGAAGTGGAATCAGAAGTAGAGTTGTTCCCAGAATTGATAGACAATCTCTTGGAGATTCTACCGTTTCTACAAGTGTTATTCCTTGGATTCGTTCTAGAAACATTGAAGTTGATGTTGCTAGACTAAAACCAAGAACTCAATTCTTCTCGTTCTTTGATAATCAAAAAATTGATGGGTACATTGTTCCTAAATTAATCGAAATTATTAAAGACCCCGATGTTGACACTCGTACAAACTCAACTCCGTTCGTTATCGGTGAAACTGTAATTGGTCAGACTAGCGGTTGCAGATTCAAAGTAACTGCTCCTAATGATTTTTACGAATTCAATCCATATACTGACGCAACTCTACCCGAATCATATTCTTCCACAACAGAATATTTGAATATTGATACCGATGCTCTTGCTGAGCAAGCTGTAGGTACTTTCTATGGTAACTTCCAAATCGGTGAAGTCCTTCTTGGTTCTTCTGGTGCTCGTGCAGTTGTTAAGGATCGCAGACTTATTACTGATAGATTTGGTAAAGTAAAATCCTCTTTCTTTGTACCATCTCCAGCATTGGATACTAACCCTCGTTGGGCAACAGGTACTAGAACTGTTAGACTTACTACTTCTGAGACAGATTCTCGTCTTGGTGGTGCAGTTGCATCCTCTGCAGAGACCATTTACGAAGCAAGTGGCACTTTGAACACTGTTCAGGAAAATGTTCTGGCAGTTCGTAACGCTGAGATTGTTCGTGATACGGTTACATCCGATAGAACTATTCGTTCGACTAGAACAGAAAGTCGTCAGATTGGTTGGTACGACCCTCTTGCACAATCCTTTATTAGTGATGAAACTGGTGGCGTGTTCTTAACATCTGTTGATGTATTCTTCTTTGCAAAAGATGATAATATTCCCATCTCTATGCAAATCAGAACAATGGAGAATGGTTATCCAACTACAAACATCCTTCCATTCTCTGATGTCACATTAGAACCATCTCAGGTTCTTCTTTCTGAAACCGCTGCAGTTGCAACTAGATTTACTTTTGCTGCTCCTGTTTATATTCCCCAATCAGTTGAACATTGCTTTGTTCTCTTATCAGACTCCAACTCTTATCAGGTTTGGATTTCCAGAATGGGTGAAATTGATATTACGGGAGATAGAACAATCTCTGAGCAACCCTATGCGGGTGTTCTGTTCAAGTCGCAGAACGCATCTACTTGGACTGCTGACCAGTATGAAGACCTTAAGTTCAATATTCAAAGAGCATCCTTTGTAACTACAGAGAATTCAACTCTTATTCTGAATAATTCTGCACTTGACATTGGTAATGGTGGTAAGTTAAATCTACGTCGTGATGCAGTTCAGACATTTGTTCCTGAAATTCAACTTCAATTAAATTCTACCACACTACCATACACAAATGGTGCGCGTATTTACCAAAAGACAACCTTAGCAGAAGGTACTATCACCAATGTTACCGTAGGTATTAGTGGTGTTATTTTGACAGTAAATGATATTACTGGCACTTTTGCTGCTGGTTCTAACACTGGTGGTGTTATTACAAACCGTATTGTTTCTTCTAAGACAACTGCAACTATGGTTGTAAGTGCTCCTACAGGAGACTTTACAGAGGGAGAAACAATCACTGGTAGTTCTGCAACTTCACCAACTGCTGAAGTTGTAACATGGGATAATGGTACAAACACACTAACTCTTCGCTATGTTTCTACCGATTTTGATACGATAACTCCCGAAACGATTAGTGGTGGTGAGTCTGGAGTATCAGCATCCGTAAGTTCGGTTACTTATGCGGGTGATGCTATTGAATCTAGTGCTGTCAGCGATTCTTATCCAACTGCTTCACCAACTTATTCCAGCGCACAAAGAAAAGTTAAGATTCTGCATAGCAATCATTGTATGCATAGCACTTCCAATAATGTTACTATTGAAGGAGTTATTTCGGAAGTTTCTGATACTTATCTAACAGCATCAATTTCGGATTCGGATACCAGTATTAGTGTTAATGATGCATCTGCATTCCACAAGACTATTAATGGTATTTCGATTAGCAGCAGCAATGTTGGATATATCAAGATTGATGATGAGATTATGTCATACTCTGCTATTAGTAATGATAACAAGACAATCACAGTTCATGAAAGGGGATTGGATGGAACAACTGCAGTTGCTCATGCGGATGAAAGTGTTGTTGCATGTTATAACTTAGATGGTGTTCCTCTTGTGGAAATCAATAAAACACATACTGGAATTCTGAATCCAACCCTCGATAGTTATGAGTTAGCGACAAGTTCTATCGCAAGACTTGGAATTAGAGGAGGTGGAACATCTATAGTTGCTTCTCAGAATATTCAATATTCTACTTTAGTTCCATCTATCGAAAAACTCATTCTTCCTGGAACTGCATTAAATGCAAGAATCAACGTAATTAGCGGCACTTCTATTAATGATGGGTCTTCCTTAAATCAAGCGTCATTCTCTAATGATGGTGTATTTACTGATGTAATCTTGAGTGAAGATAATTACTTACAGCATCCTGCTTTAATTTGTTCTAATATTAATGAATCTTCTGAACTTAGTGGTGCTAAGTCTTTTAGAATGGATATCTCTCTTACTAGTAATGACGAGAAACTTTCTCCAATCATCGACACCGATAGAATGTCTTCTATCTTAGTAAGTAACAGAATTAATAATCCAACCAACTTTAATTCTGCAAAACTTTCTGTTGGTGATGAGCATGATGCAGTATATATTTCTCGTGTTGCTAATCTTGTAAATCCATCTGGTTCGATTAAGGTTATCTTTGCGGGTTACCGTCCACCCAACACTCAAATTAAAGTGCTATATAGAACACGCCCAGTTGGTTCTGCGGCATCGATTGAAACTTATGGTTTTGAATTCATGCCAACAGAAAATGCTTCTATTCCATCAACTACAGAGAGAATTATTTTCTCTGATTATGAATATGAAGTAACTGGTTTAAACTTTAATCAATACCAGATTAAGATTTTGTTTGTCTCACCAGACCAAGCAAAAGTACCAGTCATCCAAGATTTGAGAGTAATCGCACTTGCTGTATAATGCCTAATATTCCTGTAAAAGATGCAGACCATTGGTTTAGAGACTCAGGTTCTGGGTCTCTACAATGTTCGAACAAAACGGAATATGAAAAATATATGGCAGCATACAAATCTTCAAAGGTAAAAGAAGGAGAATTCAAGACTTTACAAAATGAAGTTTCTGAGTTAAAATCTGAACTGGGTGATATCAAATCACTTCTACTAACGTTAGTCCAAAATAAAAATCATGACAGTTGAAAAGGTTTCGCAAGAAGATATGCTTGCACAATTTAAGCAGCGTTATGCTGCAATGATTGAAGAAAATCAAAAACTCGCAGCAAAAATTAAAGAGAACGAGGTTACAGCACTTAAACTTCAAGGTGCTATCGAAACTCTCGAATACTATGGAACTAAGGAAGAAACTGAAACTGTAGATGAAGTTGATTCTGAAGAGTGATTCTTGGGGCACATTGCCCCTTTTTTTATTGACATAAATAACTCAGAAGCATTAACTACTCGGGTTGTCGTAACAAATGGCAAATAGAATTCAATTAAGAAGAGGTGGCGCTCAGGAATGGGCGAACGCTAACCCTACGCTTGCTCAAGGCGAATTAGGAATTGAACTTGATACGGGTCGTATCAAAATTGGTGATGGTGTTTCTCCGTGGAATACACTGAGATATGAGCGTCCTGTTGAATCTACTTCCAATACAGCAAATACTCTTGTGCAAAGAGATGCTGATGGTAACTTTTCTGCGGGTACGATTACTGCAACTCTGATTGGTAATTCTTCTACTGCTGCTCGTCTCGCATCTACTCGTCAGATTCAACTCTCTGGAGACGTTACTGCTTCTGGTGTATTTGATGGTTCTCAGAACTTGAACTTAAGTTCTAACTTAGGTTTAGTTTCTACCTTACCCCATTACGATGGCACAAATGTTCCAACAGGAACTTATACCAAGTTAGAGGTTGATGCAAAAGGTAGAATTGTTAATGCTTCCAATCCAACAACTATTCAAGACTATGGATTGAATACAAACATCGAAGGTACTGGTGCTCAACCATATGACTTAGACCTATCTTCGCTTGCTGCACTAACAACTACGGGTATTATTTCAAGAACCAGTAATGGTAATATCCAAACAAGAACAATTACAGGTACTGCTACTCGTATCGATGTTAGTAATGGTGGTGGTATTAGTGGTAATCCAATTATCGACCTTATTGCTACAACTGTAGTACCAGGGGACTACAATACTGAGTCTCTTACATCCGTAACTGCATTAGGTCCTGCTAACGAACCTTTTGGTACAGAAACCGTAAACGCTGCGAAATTTACGGTCGATGCTTATGGTCGTTTGACATCTGCTACAAACGTACCTATTGCTACTGCTACTGAAGGCAGTAAGTATGCTACATATAATGCTGGGGCAACTTATTCCCGATATGACATCATCGAAGAAGGTGGTAACGTCTATCAAGCCATTCAAGATATTCTTGCGGGCGCTGGTGCCCCAGCTCATAC